TCAGACGGCTCGTGAGCGTGGTTTGTCGTCTGAGTTGTTGTCTCCGTTCACTGGTGTCCCTGAGGGTGCTATGTTTGGCGGTCAGTACGCTAATGTGGACACTGCTGGTCTTGCTGAGGGTCGTCTTGACAGGGCTTCTCAGGAGCGTATAGCGGCAGCTAATTTAGCTCAAGAGCTTGCTTTGTCGGACAGGAACTTTAATGAGATGTCTGCTGCTGAACAACTCAAATTTAATATAGCAGGAATTGACTCAGATCCTAACAGTCCAACATACGGCCAATATTTGACTCCTGAAAATCGTGAAGCTAGATTCGCTGGTTTGTCTCCGTTTGAAGAATTTGAAGCCAGACAACAAGAACAAAGACCTTTAACGGATCTTATTTGGCTTGAACCAGGTTTGTTTGAACCAGGTTCTAAGTTAGAAAGTGACATTTTAGGAAGAATACAAGAACTGGCTATGAAGGGGCAGACTTTAGGGGATCAGGAACTGCTTACCATGTTAGGCGCTGGAGGTATCTCCCCTGAGGCAATAGCAGCATTACTAAGATCACAGCAACAAAAAGGTTACGATTTTTTTGCTGATGCTACCAACTTTCCAATAATGGAAGAAATCCTTAGGGAACAGCCAACTGACACTGGGGGTCAAGCTGTGGACCCTAATGTGGGAGTACCTGAAGCTCGTGAACAAATATACGACATGATAGGTGTTACAGGCAGTATGGGATTTGGAACTATTGAAGAAGCGTACAACACTTTTGTAGGCAACCCTAACGATCCGTTTATGGGTAACACGGGAAGAATGACTTTAGCTGAAGCTCAAGCAGAATACGACGCTTATACAGCTTCTCTTTAAGGTTGGGCTATGACTCCGTTAGAAGAAGCCCTCGCTGAAATAAACAAAAGAGGTTCTTTATCCCCTAATCCTTCTCCTTTGGGTAGAAGCACATCTCCTGTTACCCCTCAAGCAATAGCTGAAACCAGTTCTCAAATAAAAAAAGGGTTCAGCCAATACAAATCTCCTTATGACCGTAGCGGTAAAAGGGGTTTCGGTGGTGTTTTCGGCACGATACTCGACGTTGTAGACACACCTCGCGCTGCGATAGCTTCAACAGTTCAAGAAATCGTAGACGTTTTTCAAGGCGAAGGGTTCTCCCCGTCAGACTGGTGGAAACAAACCAAAGACAACCATCTGTTTGGTGAGATAATGCGCGACATAGGTGTTGATCTTCCAGGTCCTTTAGATTTTGCTTTAGGTATGGGTTTAGATATTGCTTTCGACCCGTTGACATACGCTGGTGGTGCTGGCGTGGCAGCAAGGTTAGCTAAAGCTGACGATGTGGTAGCTGCTTTAAGGAAAGCTCAGTCTGCTGCTAAAAAAGCGGGCGACACTAAAAAAGCACAAGAGTTGTTCAAAGCGTCTGAGAAGGTTAGGAAATCCAGAAGCGTTCTTTCGGCTGGTAAGTCGTTAAAAGACATTGGTATCAAACCTAATTTGGGTTTAACACTCCCTGGTACTGGTCGTCTTGGTCGTAAAGCGATTGAGAAGCCTTTAGATTTTCTGTCGGCTGGTGCGCTTGGTAGAAGGTTGGATAAGAAAAGGTTGGATCAGATTAAGAAAGCTGATTTTCTTTTCGATGAAGCTGGTTTAGTAGCTAAGAACACTCCTAAGATACAAGAAGCTATGGGGTTGATGCGGCGTAAAGACGCTGCTGCTAAGAACTTGTTGAACAAGATGGAACCTAATATTCGTAAAGCCGCGACCATGGCTTCTAAACTCCCTGTTGAGTCGAGGTTGCGTTTACCTTGGTCGTCTAAAATGGTTGGTGCTGTCGCTGCTGCACCTGGTAGGGGTTTAAGGTGGGCTACACAACGGGGCATGTTGCAAAGTATTGATAAGGCTTTGAACACCCGTCAACCTATGCGTGCTTTGAAGATAGGTGATGATCCTGATTTGGCTTTGGAGGCTATCTATTTGGAGCGTGGCGCTAACAAGGGTGAGGTGGCTGCTCGTAAGGTTCGTTCACGTTTGATGAACAGGGCTGGTGAGATAGCTCGCAGAGCGGAGAAGTTGAAGGTTCCTTTTGAGGATCTGTTGGGAGCTTCGAGCAGGCGATTAGATGATCCTAATATGCCTGGTTCTATACTTCGTGCAGGTAAAGCGTTTCACGATGATCTGGTTGGGTTTTGGAAAGAAGCTGAGACTGTAGTCAACGAAGCTACTGGTCAACCTCTTTTATCCGAGATGCTTGGCGACATGTACTCGGCAAGGTTTTTAACAGATGAGGGTGCTTTCATTGTGGGTGCTAACGGTGCTAAAGAGTTTGTGCCTAGAGGTGTTGGCACTCTTTCAAGGAGAACGATTATCACTCCTTCACAGTACAACTATTATGAGAACATTTTAGGAGCTGATGAGGCTGCGAGATTGTATAAGAAAACTTTTTTTGGTGAGGAACTTACAGATGTTACCCAAGGTGTAGGTTCTATCGAGGATCAGATGAAAAGTATTGGTAAACAATACATGGGTGATGACTACGAGCATTTGTTCATTAACGATTTCACTGAGGTTATCCCACGTTACGTGGAACGCATGGCACAGTTCTCCAGAGAAGCAGTGTTAAATTCTTATCTGCAAGATTTTGGTATCGTCGTTAAGGGTGGTGTGGCTACAGGTATTAAACGTGAGTTAGCTGAACGCATGTCGCAGATGACTAGACGTGGCGGTGATTTAACTAAACGGCAGGAAAAAATTCAAAAAGCTGTGGATCTTAACAGGCGGCTGATAAGTGAACAGTCTGCTTACGATGACCCTGCTATGGATGTGTTTTTACAAACCAGGGATCGTATCCAAATGGATTTAGATGATCTGATTTCTGACATAGTTGATTTAGCTCCTGGTCAGTATCTCCCTGAGAGCGGCAATCTTCTAAAGAGCGTTCAAAAAGATTTGGGTGAACGTGGTAAAAGTTACGCCGCTCAGATGAGCGAGTTGGGAAGGCAGAAAGATTCTTTGGAGAGAATAGTTTTGGCTCTTAAAAACATTCGGGTTGGTAGCGAGAACCCGCAACTGTTCAAAGATTTGGATTCTTCTATTAAAGAATTGGGTGATGCTTTAACTTCAGCTAATGACGATTTTCTTGGAACGATGCTGTCTGATGAGACTGTTAGTGCAGGTCAAAGGTTGCAGAGTTTGTTGGAGGGTGACGTTAGTTTAGGTCCTTTCGACATGAAGTCTGTTGATCCTGCTGCTAAACGGTTCCAAAAATGGGAGGGTATCTATAAAGAGATCGACAAAATAGATGCTGATATTAACAGGGGTACGAGACTGTTGGATAGTAACGCTAAGTGGTTGGAAGGCGCTCAACAGCGTTTAGCGGAGCAATTAGATTTTTGGAAAGAAATGGATGCGGCTGGCACATTGTATGATGTCGCTGATCCTGGTCGTATGAGGTTAGCTACTGTACAGGCTGATGGTATAGCTTTTCAAGAGCAGCTCATAGCGCAACGCAGAGGACAGTTGAGTCAACTTTTGAGGCAACGTCAGAGAACTGTCAGGGAGTTGGGTGAAGAATCTGAAACGTTGAAGAACATTCTTGAAACAGATATAGCTGATGAGATGCGTAGTTTACAGTTGTCTTTAGATGACGCTGTTGAAAGCGGGCAGACTGGTCGTCTTATTTCCGCTGCTGACAGTCAAGAAGAAGCGTTGAAACTGTTGAACGACAGGAGAAACATTTTAGGTTTTCAGGAAGCGTACAACGAAGCGTTATCCAATCAGCTTATCGGTAAGGCTTTTGGTGACTACACCGCGGTAAACACTGGTTCTTCAGCGGAGCTGTTCATGGATGCTATGAACGCTGCGGCTAGAATAAACAACCCTCAAAAGGTTGGCGAGTTTGGTAAACAGTACAACAGGTTGCACAACTGGTGGAAAGCGCAAGCGACTGCGACACCTGGTTTCATTTTAAGGAACGGTATGGGTGGTGCTTGGATTAACTCTCAGATAGCTGGTGTTGAGATGGGTATGCACTCTAAGGTTGTGGCGTTGGCTCGTGCCGCTATGAAAGCTGGTGGTGGTGACATGCGACGTGGCGCTTTGGCTTTGAGAAACAAAGGCGCAACTGTCAAGTTGGATAATGTTTTCGGTGTGGGTCGCACTGCTTCTAAACGAGAGTTGGAAGCGTTTTATGAGATGGTTGATTCGGGTATAGCTCAAGGCGGTCAAGCATGGTCTGAGGTTGATGATGCTTTAGCTGAACTAGGTTTGGGTGGTACTCTGAATCCGTTCTCAGCCCAGTTCAAAGGTTTCCGTGCTGTGCGTAGAGCTAACGAAAAAATGGAGTTCATGTTGCGTGGTGCTTTAGCTTTTGACGCTATGGCTAACAAAGGTAAAAACATTGATGAAGCGTGGGAGTTGATTAGGAAATACCATTTCGATTATTCGGATCTGACCAACACTGAACGTACAATTAAAAGAGGTATGTCTTTCTGGAAGTGGCAGAAATCTATTCTACCTGTTCTGGTCGAGTCGATGGGTAAAAACCCGCAGGCGTGGGGCAGGATACAGCAACTCAAAGGTGAACTTGAGTTAGGTGTCGATGAAGAAAAGTGGGTTCCTGACTATTTCGGTGAAGCTCTGGGCATACGGTTGCCTTGGGAAACTGATGCTGGGCGTGTTTACACGTTGCCTGATTTGCCTTTCAAAGATTTAGCCAAATACATTAACGAACCTTTAGAAGCTCCTCGTGAGATGGCAACTGGTATGGCTCCGTTTATTAAAACTCCTCTCGAAATGTGGGCTGGTAAACAACTGTTTGGGGATCAAGGGTTCAGCGGCAGGTACCAGCAGCCTCCTAATTCTTACGGGAAGATCCCAGGTTTGATGCCTATTCTTGGAAAATTCGGGAAAGCTAAAAAGAACAGTCGTGGCGAATGGAAGATGCGCGACAAAGACATTTACATGTTTGATTCTTTCATGCCTGTGTTGTCTCGTGTGAGAAGATTGTTTCCTAATGAAGAATCGAAACAGCGTCGTCTGTTAACATCGTGGATAAGTGTGTTAGCTGGTGGTGGTTTGCGTGTTAATGACCGTCAAATGCAGAGAAACGCTTTCTATCAGCAGCAAAGACAGTTCGAGAAAGACTTACAGGACCTACAAGACATAAGGTTCCGAGAGATTTAACGGGACAAAACGGAGTATAAATAGATGAAACACATCTCAAGAAAAGAATGGGGCGCTCAACCGCCACCAAAAGGAAAATTCGACAAACTCAACCGTGCCAGAGTAGCAGGCGTAGTTATACACCACTCAGGTGTGCAAAACGGTCCGAAAGGATCAGATGCTGTTAAAGCATTTGAACGTCACCACATGGGCAAAGGCTGGGATGGTGTTGGCTACAACTGGCTTGTAGACGAATCGGGAACTATTTTTGAAGGCAGAGGATGGGATAACCGTGGAGCGGGAACTAAAGGTTGGAACAGTCGTTCAATCAGCGTGTGCTTTACTGGCTGGGGTTTTAATAAGCCTGGCGACAATGCTTTACGTTCTTTACAAACAGTTGTTGATGCCGCTGAGTACCATTTCGGCAAAGGGCTTTGGGTTTCAACGCATCGTAAAAAAGCTAAAGAAGGCTACACGACGTGTCCTGGTGATTGGTTAGGCAACTGGGTTGAAAGCGGTATGGGTGTCGTTGAGGCTCCTGAGACTGTCGACTGGGGTGCGATCATCCAGTTCTTTAAAGATTTACACGAGCAGGTTAAAAAGACTCCTTTGTCTCGCCCTTCTCGTAGCCGTGGTTTACCTGTGCGTTTAGTGCAGGGAAAGTTAGTGGAACGAGGTTTCGATCCAGGTCCTGTTGATGGGATTTTCGGTAAGAAAACTGGTGACGCTATCAGAGCATTTCAGGAAACACAAGGTTTTTTGAAGGTTACAGGTGTGGTGAACGGTGAAACGTTCGGCTGCCTGTTTATACAGTAAGGAAAAATATTATGCCAAGAGGTAAAGGATACGGTCCTTCGTTTCAAGAAACGTTCGGGTCGCAAGATGACCAGCCTTACAACTCTACATCTTCATTCAACATGTGGGATATGAGTAAGAAGGCTAAGAAAGCCGCAGCTTATTTGCGGAACACTAATTTGGGTAACGCCGCTCATGGTGGCCGCCCGTTTGGAAAGTAGGGGATTATGCACGGACATTTAGATGGTACTACTCCCAGCACTAAAGCTGAGAGTGTGGTCGTGTCGAGTGTGACACGCCCTACAGCTAATCTGGGTACGTTAACTGGTGACGCTATGTTACGGATGAGTAACGGTATGCGTTCCATGTTCGACGAGAACGACTGATGGGTCGCAAACCTAGAAAACCTAGGTACTGACAGTGCCTCTCAGACGAGGCTCCGATCAGAAAACGATTAGTCAAAACATAGGCACTCTGATCTCTGAAGGATATAAACGGGATCAGGCTGCCGCTATAGCGTATGATAAAGCTAACAGGAGTAAAAAAAGAAAATGAAAAACTTAACTGATCTATTAGAAAGAGCGGCTTGGACTTTCGCCCAGTCGTTTCTTGGTGTGTTTGTTGTAGCTGACTTGTCGTCAGCGAAGGGTGCGGGCATCGCAGGCTTGGCTGCCGCTGTGTCTGTTGCTAAAACCTTCGTTAAGGATCGTGTAGCTAAATAACAATGGATGAAAACGTTGACGTTGAAGAAAAATGGCAGGAGTTTCTGAACGCTGAAGGCTGGCAGATCTCCAAAGAAATTTACGACAATCTTCAAGCAACGTCAACAGTGTTGGACACTGATGATGGAACCCACGCAAAATGGTCCTCTAATGGAAAACTTGGGTTACTGTTAGTGTTTGATGACGATGAAGCTGACGCTCTTGTCGCTACCTATTTCGCTGGAATGGATGGTAGCGATGAGGCTCAGTCTTGTTTCGGAGTGTGGATCGCTTCGTTGATGAACATGTTAGACGCTTGCATCGGTGACATTCCCGCTGACGGGCAACCCGAAAGTCCCTAAGTCTAACATTATCCCTATGGTCGCATAGCCGATCAGGTCTTTAAACGTGTCCGCTAAAGGTTCCCAACCTGGGTCTGCGTGCATCGCTATCAAATTTTCCATGCGTGCCACTTTGTCGTGCGACCTGACCCATAAACCTGTCTGACCGAAACGGCGTATGTTCTCGTACCCGTATGCTTTCTGTTTCTCTGTGAGGAAACCCACGAGCTGTTTAGCCCGCGGTCTGCCTTTGCCTGTAGTCCACGAGGTGACACCGTGATCTGTCGCTGCGTGTATCGTGCGTTCAGCTAAACAAGCCCACGCTAACCATGTCCCGTCGCGTCTGTCTACCATGTGGTCTAAGTATTTTCTCAAATCGACCAGCGCCGTGTTCTTTGACGGGTCGCGTGGTCTGTAATAGTCGTCTATTATCACAGCGGCTCTGAGAGCGGCGCTCTGCCACGTGTAAGGTCCGTCTGTTGTTACTCGTTCGATGAGGGTTTTACGTTCTTTTTGTGCAACCATGCCTTTACCTCAGGGTTTTCTGTTAGATCTTCTAAAAGTTTCAGTCGTATAGCGTCGCGTCGTCTAGCTAACGTCGTTTTGGGTATGCCTAATACTCTGCCCGCGAGCCGTAACGATAAACCTGCGATGAACAGGATGTTGAATATCCATTCTTCTTCGGGTGACAGTTTGTCTACAGCGTCGGCTAATGCTTCGCGCAGGTCGTGTGTGTTTTCCATCGGGAGGATGTCAACGGTTTGTCCTGGCGCTAGGGAGATGAGGGCTTCAAGGTCGTTCATTGCTCTGTTGTTCGTGAAAGCCGCTTTTGTTCTTGTGTTAGCCCATAGTGAAGATGTTGGATCTTCAGGCCACTCCCGCTTCTTCGCCATCGTGTGTCCATTCAAACATGTTTGTTTTCAACTGCCAGTAGGGTTTCTCTATTCCTGGGTCCTTGAAAGTTCCTAGTGTTGTTTGGTCACTTTTGATTAGTTTGTTAAGATCTTGTAACGGTACTGTTACGAACATGTTACGAGATGAGTCCCAAAAGAAGTATAGCACAGGCATCACGGTGTGCCATGCTGTTTCTATTGCGACATATTTTTCTATTTTAAGTTTGATACCTGCACGCGGGGAGCATCCTTGCACCTCCACGAAATGTCTGCCTTCGAGGATGTAGTCTGGCGTGTACCTGGTCGCTAACGGGAGTCTGGCTACTGGGAAGTCTGGTCTGTTCAAACCGTACCGTGTCCATTTTTCGTGGTTGCGTTCAAACGCAGCTTCGCTTATGTCTCCCATCGTGTCGAACCGTGCGCCCCACGATTTGTCAGCGAAGTTTGTTGTGTGTTTAGTCGTCTTTGTCAAATTTGTCTACTTTCACCGCTGAGATGCGTACCACTTGCCTGTCATCCTCCCAAGCGACACCGTTCAAAGCGTCTAATGTGAGCTTCACATAGTTGTCAAGGTCACCTCGTAATGTTTTAGCGCCATGAGGAGATTTTAACACTGTAATGGAGGTAGCTGTGGGACTGTACATGAGGACTATTTCTAAGGGTCCTGTTAGTTGTTGCCCTATTTGGTTAGCCCATTCTTGTGCGACTACATCTTCTTCCATGAGTGTCGTTTTGGGTGTGAACACTTTCCCGCCTCTGGTGTGGCGTGGTCGTGCTTTGACTTTAGGTTTGCGGTCTACGATGAGGGTGTATGTTTCCATCAGATCATCAACGTGAATATTAGTAGGGCTGCTGTCATAATAACGATTATTATTTCACATGCGGTTCTGAATTTAACGGATTCGTCTGTCATTTTCTTACTGTTCTTTCTGCGTCTGCGACCATTGTTGATATGCGTTCCCTGCCGTCTCTGCGGTTCTGGAACTTTGAACCCCACGCCATGTCAGCTTCAACAAGTTCTTCCTCTATGTCACCGCTAGGGTAGCCTTGTTCAACCATCGCACAAGCTAACGAGAACAGGGTCGCGGATCTGTCCCCGTTGGGTTTGTTAGGTTCTGGGCGTGGACCGTTGCGTCTGATAGCTTCAGCTAACCCTGTTAGCTTCCCGCTGTTTCTAGTCGCATAAGTTTTTCTAGGAGGTGGGGGTGGCACGGGTTGGTGCAGGGCGTGTACGGGTTCCCATTCTTCGGGCAGCACCCTCGACATTAAAGCTGTTGTAGCGAATTGTGATGCGGTCATTTCCTCACCGTGTCTGATGATGACGTTACGACCTGGGTCTGCTCCTGCGGGGTATGGGAGTCTGACACCGTTGCCCCATCCTTTTCCTGTTAGTTCTATTTGTTTCGGGTTGACTTCTGTTATTGGTGCGTCAACTATGTTACACGCTGCGATCAGTCCTTCTCTGACGTGACGGGCGAGTATCGGTTCCGAGAAGAAAACCCACAGGTGGTAGCCTTTGGAACGTGAAATTTCCACCCAGGATGCCACGTTCAGTTGCTTCAATAATTCTTGTACGTTCAGTGCGTGTATTAACGATAGTTCTTCTCCTACATCCCAGTCTACGCAACCCCAGTAAACCATGTATTTAGACGGTCCTGTTTCCTGCCCTTCTAAGGCTTCTGTTACCTCTAGGAGTGGGTACACCCCGATTGGCAGCTCAGGGATGCTTAGATGGTCCTCTACGGCGGTCTGAAAGGTAATCCCGTAAGCTGTGCAAAACCCACCTGACCAGTCTTGCATAGGTCTGAAATCTGAGCCTGCTTTAGCTATCTTCCCGCCCTTAAAAAGTTCACTGAAAGCGACACTCGTTTCACTCATATTCCGACATGCAACCGCACCCTCCCCAGTCGAACAGATCTAATTGTTTAACATCTTCAGACGCTACACGCAAACGGAAATCTTTTAACGTCATAGGTTTACTAGAACCACCACGCCTGTCTCTCAAGATGGCTACATCTTTGTCTAAGAAATCACGCATCTCTTGTTCTTTAGTTTCCCAATCGGCGTAAACTTCAGGGATAGCTTCTAAAGCCCATTTGAAATGACCTTGACCTGCACGAATACACAACCCCCCGCAGTTGTTGTGCGGCGCACCCAGCTTATACAAGCGGGGTTCCTCCACGCCGTATTGTTTTAACAGTATGTCAGCTTCTTCCTTGTCGCTAACAGGTTCCCACAATAAAGGGAAATCCACTTTGTATGGTTCCCAATGCTTAGGTATCCGTTCCGCTCTGTGTATCTCTGTCCAGTCGATACCGAAATGAATGGTGGTTGTTTCAGGATCACAGTTGTCTTTCACCCACCCTGCGGATGCTTCCTGTTTCAATATCCTAGAACACACAGGCACCCTGTTGTTTCCTAAAAACTTGTTGTCTTTGAACACTTCCCAAATGTCACGACCATCCGACAAGTGAACAAGGGGAAGGTTAAGAGCTTCAGCTCCTTCGTAAAGAAACCTGTACAAATCTTCATCTTCTGTTTTCGTGTCGGTGAATAAAAGTTTAACATCCGACTCGGAGTATTTGTTGGCTACAAGATGAGCGGCAAGCCATGATGCTTTGCCACCACTGTACATTACGACATGTGTGTCACTCATCGTCTGGCACCAGCTCATCCGTGTAAGGTTGAATGTGACCAGCAGTCGAATCCAAATAATAAGTATGATCCAACACCCGTGCCGTTCTCTTATTCTTACACAAATTGATGTTAATGCTATGCTCGTGGTATTTCGTTTCCCAATTAGATAAACCGTACTTGTCGCGTTTACGGTAAACCTCAACCACGAAAATAGCTTCCTGCTCGCCACCGTACCTGCCCGCATACAAACCAGCAGGTTTACCTGGCTCACCCGAACCGCGCCCAGCTTGATGCACCAAACCGACAGGGACACGCTGCTTCTTAGCCCAACGTTTAACATTCTGAGCTTTTGTAGTCACACCAGTAGCGTCAGCGTCACCACCAGGCAACAACTCCAAGTAGTCGATCATCACGAAACTAGGATCTCTACCCCACCATGCTCTCGCCTCATCCATAGCTGCCGCCATGTCATCCAACCTTAACGACTCGTCAATGATAGCGACACGGGACAGTTCGTTAGCTCCCGCCTGCTCCAAGTCAGCTAACAGATCCTTGTCGCCTTCTTTGATTCCTTCCTCAACAGACGCAGATGATCTGCCACGTAGCAGACAGTAAAGTTTCATCGTGACCAGCTCCCTGGGTTCATCCATTGAGAAGATGACTACATGCGCGTCTGGTTGGTTGACGAGGTTCCAGACGATACTGTTCAACAACATTTGAGATTTGCCTGTGTGTGATCTACCTACGACCATCATCACTTCGCCACGCCCGACACCACGGGTAGCTAAATCTATTTCACTGAGTCCCAGATACCAGCGTTCTGTCGGGTTTGAAACGAAACCTATCAGGTTGTCTACAACCGAGGAGGTTAAAACAAACGACGTGGGTTTCTCCCCGCCTGCTGCGGGTGGGTGAACTTCGGAAGGAGTTTCGCCTGCAACAGTTTGTTGCGCTGCTGCGAGGCGACGACTCACTTCTTCGGGGGTTTGTATTTCCATAGGTTATAGGCGTGCGCGTATCTGCTTACCTATTTTTCCTAGCTCATCACTGTCTTTACCAGTGAACGGGCATACAAAATGGTCAGGTACTTGCGAGCTGCCATCTTGGTTAGACAACCATAATGCTTTGTCGTTGTCTTTCTTGTGTTTATAGTCGGGTCCTTTAAGGTTGTTGAACGTGCCGTCTAGTTTCTTCTCCCAGTTGGGGTTCCACCAGTCGCCCTGGTTGTTCATCAGGTCATCCCAATATGATTCTTTGGAACCACCACCAGAGGGAGCAGTCCTCGCGGCAGGTTTCGCCACGGGATCACTCGCGTTGTTTGAGGGAACACTTTTGGAAAGCCTCCGCACTCCTTGTTCTGTCACCTCATATCCGACACCCAAAGCCTCATAGTTAGCCATATCAAGAGTGGTTCCCCATTCTTCGATCTGTTTAACTATTTCTTCCTGGGTAGCGCCGTCAGTTACCGTGATGGTCACCGAGCATGACGCTTCAGAGGGTTCATAATCCCCTGTTTGTATTACTTGTCTACGGAAAACCGTAAACGAATTGCCTTCTGGCATAATAGTTTCTCCTAACTATAGTTGCTTAAACGGGTCTGGACCCGCAAACCTACCACGACATGTTGACCATGCGCCACACCACTTTGGTGAACAGTGCCAACCACTCATTTGGAGAGGCCACACTGGTAGATCCGCTGTGATTAGTGTCCCCGCAGAGCGCGCCAAAGCAACCAAAGAAGCCCACTCCGCGGGTCCACACTCGACAAGGTTCTTATGAACTTTGCCTTTCACAAGATGAACGAACTCGAACT